AGCTTGGCCGAAGGTGCTGACGGCAACGTCATCACGCTGACGGGGATGTATCACAACGTCAGCCGCCCACTGTGGGGGAGGATCGTCTAGCGTGAAGATTCAAGGCCGCACCCATGAACGCTATCGGGGCATCGTGCAGTTCATCCGCGAGGTGGACGGCGAGTTGTCCGCCATCCAAATCCGCGTGCAGCAGTTGCCCGCCACATGGGACAGCGAAGCCGCGCGGATGTTGCCCGAGCCGCTGGCCAAGCCGAACGGCTGGAAGATGGAGGACGGCGAGCGCGTCCCGAAGTACGACACCGAAGATCCGGCGTACAAGAAGGCGCACGAGACGTGGACGCAGCGCATGCAGGCCAAGAAGATCCACGACAGTTGCGTGGATGACGGCGTGGAGTTCGAGGCGGACGAGGCGTTGCTGCATGAAGATCCGCCCGCCTACTACGATGCGATCTTCGCGGAGTTGTGCCAGACGTTCAGTCGCGGCGAGCTGAACCAATGGCTGCTGACGGTGAACGCGATCGGCCAGGTGGGAGGATCGGACATCGCCTTGCAAGAACAGGCGATGTTTCAACGGGTCGCGGCCTCTCTCAGAATATCGAACGTGGCAGAAGACGAAGGCAGCGGAGCCGAGTGAATTCAGCGCCGCCTTCCATGAGCGGCAGGTGCGGAAGGAGTTGGGAATCTACGACGACCGCGAGTGGAAGCGGTTGAGCGTTGAATGTCGTGCGGGGTGGTTCGCGTTCTTTGCTGTCGATGGGTACAGGCTGGAACGTGAGCGCGAGGTGGCGAAGCAAGAGGCGGAAGTGAAGGCGCGGCTATGATTCTCAACGAAGGCATCAAGGTCCGCATCGGCGCGGACAATAGCGACCTTCTCAGCAAGCTCAAGGGCGGCAAGCTCGCGGCGGGTGCGTTTGCGACGGCCGTGGCTGCGTCTTTGGCGTCGGTTGCTGTCGCCTCGACGAAGATGGCCGCCCAACTCGACAAAGACTTGCGCCTGGTGTCTACGCTCGGCGGTGAGGCGGCGGGCAATACGGAACGGCTCCGCAAGGAAGTCCAGGCCCTAGGGCGCGAGTTCGGCCGCGACTTCCGCACGCTGGCCACCGCCAACTATCAGGCCGTGTCAGGCGGGTTCAAGTCCATCGCGGACAGCATGGAATTGACGCGAGCGGGTACGAAGCTCGCCGTCACCGGTAACGCTGATCTCGTGGGCTCGACGGAGGCCGTCGTCAAGGCCCTCAACGCCTTCGACATGTCCGCCCAGGATGCAGACAAGGCCGCCGCACAACTGTGGGGCATCACGCGAGACGGTATCATCACGGTGGAGCAGCTGGGCAAGTTCTTGGCCGATCTGCCCGTTGCTGCGGCGTCTTCGGGCATCGAGTTCGAGGAGATGTCTGCGGCGATCTCGACGCTCACCGCGCAGGGTGTGCCCGCATCCACGGCCATGGATCAGATCCGTTCGGCGATCATCAAGCTCGAAGAGAAGGGCATTACGGGATCTCTCGTGGAGCGCGTCGAGCGATTCGCGGGGCAGGGCATCGGCGCGCTGACGAAGGCGCTTGGCGATCAGACGGCCGCGCGTGGTGTGCTGGTGCTGGCCGAGAACCTGGACACGTTCCGTGGCAACGTCGAGGCCGCTGGCGATGTGACGGGCGACTTCAGCGCCGCCGTTGAGACAATGAACAGCGGGCCGATGGCCGAATGGGACAAGGCCATTCAGGGCCTGAAGTCTGAGATGCACGAGTTCGGGGCGAGCATTCTCCCCGCCGCGACGGCTGCGCTCGAGGCCTTCAACAAGGCGCTGGCGTGGTACAACGACAACCGGCCGGGCCGCTCGGGCTACTCGTCGCCAGACGCAGGTGGCACCCGATACAAGAACATCTTCGAATTGATGGCCGGCGGCGATGATGGCGGGGCGGCGGCCCCCAGCAACAAGATGAAGCCGGGCCAGACGTACACGCTTTGGGGCCGTCCGTATGCTGTAGGCGAGGACGGCAGGCTGGCGCAGCAGGCACCCGCCGACGTCTCACGCCCTGTCCGTGTTGCGATCGCCGAAGTCGAACCGAGCGTGCAGATCGGCGGCGAGATGATGCCGTCAGACGGCGGGCGGTTCCTGTTCCCGACGCCAGAGTTCCAGAATCCGAATATCCCAGGGCTGTATGCGCCCGAGCAGCGAGATCCCGATCTCGACTTCATTGCCGGAGATCTCGACTTCGAAGCCGAAGCCAAGAAGCTTGACGAGGCGTACTCGCAAGTCAACGAGTCGTCACGGATGGCGGCTGCCTCGGCGGGCATCCTCTCGGGTGCCCTGGGCGGTGCGCTCACGTCGGCGCTTGTGACGGCTGACAGCGCCGTCGGGCGCTTCGTGCAGTCCATCCTAGCCCAGTTCGCGCAGCTCGGGATTCGCATGGCCTTCGGGGCCATCTTCGGGCTGCCCGGCTTCAGCCGGGGCGGCTTCACCGGATCGGGCGGTGTCGTTCACGAGAACGAATACGTCTTCAGCGCGGCGGCCGTTCGAAACATGGGCGTGGGCAATCTCGAGCGCATGCACGCATCGGCGAATGCGGGCGCGTCGTATTCGTTCGGTGACATCAACGTGACGGGCACGGCAGATCCGCAGACAACGGCCCAGCTCACCGCTGACGCGATCGGGGCCAAGCTGCGCGAGTTGAATACGACGGGGCGCGGCAAGCTCTACATGAGCGCGTCACAGAAGCACGGGGGGCGCTAATGTCTTGGACTTCAACGCAAGTCGTCCGCCTCTATGACGGATCAACGGACTACTACTTCGCGCCCACTGAACTAGTGTTGAAGACGGGCCGGACGGCACAGTTCGACACGCAGAAGAACCAGGTGGTGCAGGAGTCCGAGTCCGGCGCGATCAAGGTGCTCACGCTCACAAGCAACGAAGTCGTCTGGTACGAATTCGCTATCAACCGCATGCCGTACTCCGACCGCACCGTCGGCGCGTTGACGATCCGGGGCACCAACACGCTGTCCAGCCTGATTCGCTCCACGATGAACTACCGCGAGACGTCCATGCGTATGTGGGCGGCGGGAGAAGCGAAGATCGGCGCGGGCACGATCGTCCGTTACTGGTCCTCGACGTTCAAGATCGAGAACCTGCGGATGTTGCCCACGGAAGTGTATGGCAACGGCTCACAGATCCTCCGCTTCAGGAAGGACGTTTAGCCGTGTCACGTACTGCGCTGTCGGCACTTGCGAACACGTCGTCTAAGTTCGTCTTGTGGGCGGACATCAACGACGCCACGACGGGCATCGACGTCGATACGGCGGGCCAGTCGGGCTTTGATGCGATCGGCACCGTGGACGGCGGGATCGGGCCGGAGTTGGATTGGCGCGGCGGGCTGGCAGCGTGGTCACCCTTCTCGGTGCAAGTGCTGCAAGGCTTCGAGTCGCTGCCGGGGACATCGACGGATAACAGCTTCGAGAAGTTCAACGATCTGAAGTCGTGGGAGGCCATCGGCCCGTTCTACATCCCGCACGTTCTCAACGCATCGTCGGGCACGTCGGCCGTGTACATCGGCGCGGGCACTTCGTGGCCCGTGTCCACGTTCGTGCAAGTCTTCGAGGGCTTCTTGCGTGACGTCGGGCAGGCAGACTTTGGGCCGCTCATCCTGACGTTCGGGCCGCGCCGTGAAGTGATCTTGGCCAAGCAGTTCCTGAACACTCTGTTCAACGAGCCGAGTGGAGAAGAGAACTACGACACGCGCACGTCACCGAACGATCGCGAGCAGAACGAGGCGCAGCGCGGCGTAGCGGTGCCGATCCTGTACGGTGAACTGACGTACGCCGAGACGATCGCGCCGCATGTCACGACGTCGCCCGACGTGTCCACCTATGGGCACGGGCTCATCCTGACGAGTTCGGACAATCGGTTTTTCCACACGAAGACGTCGAACCCGCAACTGTACATCCCTGATCCTGACGGCGAGCCGTTGAGCGTCGAGCGCACCGATCACGATGGGGATGTGCAATACGAGTGGATCGACGGCCTCGATGTCGATGACTTCGATCCGCCGCTGGCGGGGGCACCTTACGCGCCGATTGTGGGCTTCACGGACAACACGGGGCCGACGGGCACCGGGCGCGCGCGCGAAGGCTTTCTTTGCGTCCGCTCGTCCATCCCGATCGTGCGCGTGGGCTTTGACTCAGACTGGAGTTCAACGTCTGACGTTCAGCTCGACAACGACGACAACACGAGCGCGTCCAACACGCTGACGGGGACGACGAACGCCAACGTGTATCTGTACACGGCCGCAAGCGATCCGCATGGGCGCGGGTTCTATCGCGTCTTCCCGCGCTGGAAGTCCACGACGAACACGGCGACGACGTACACAGTGTCGGTGCGCGAGGTGACGTACTCGGGATCGGATCAGGCTGCCACGAGTGGATCGCCCACTTCGTCCACGGCTGTCTGGAACAACTGGACGTCTGGAACGGGCCTAGAGATCCAGTTCGACAACAACACGACGACGGGCTTCGATTCGTCGTCCGAAGGCTTGCGCGTCTCGATCCGCCCGAACACGCTGACATCAAGCGACACCATCAACGTCTTCGGCGGCGTGGTGGATCTGTGGACGGAAGTGCCGTGGGCACAGTACACCAAGCGCATCTACATGACGGCCACGGGCATCGACGACTCCGTGTACCAGTACGATTCGTCCGATCGCCCGAACAACCCTGCCGAGATCTTCGCCCACTTCGTGACGGAAGTGCTGGGCGGATCGGTGGATACCGTGGCCGCACAGGCCGCTAGCGCCGACATGGACACCGACGGCGTGCGGCTGGACTTCCAGCTCACCGACGCATCGGAAACGGGCGCGGACGTGCTCGAGAAGATCGCCACGCAGGGCATGTCCTGGATCGTGCCGAACGACGATGACGAGGAAGTGATCCTCTACCGCCCGACGCTCGAAGGCACCGACGCACGAGCCGAAAGCCCGTTCGGCGTCGATGACATCATCCAGGGCTCGTTCTCGTGGGGCCTGACGCCGCGCGAAGACGTCCACAACGGCGTGACAGTCGAGTACGCATGGAACCCGCTGCGCGGGCGGTACGATGAGCAGGCGATCATCGCGCCGTCGGATAGCCGCGACGTCACGAACGTCTCCACGTCCGCGAGCGTGTACACGTCGGTGGCCGACAGCATCAACGATCCGAACGCACGTCAAATTCGGATCAAGGCGGACTTGATCCAGCACACCGGGACGGCCGAGCGTCTGGCGAAGTGGCTGCTGTTGCAGTACGGCCGGCGGCGGCAGGTGGTACAGTTCGAGCTATTCGCCGAGCATGCGGACATCACGGCGGGCGATGTGATCTACATCGACATGCCGCAGATCCGCGCCTTCGCGTCCGGCAATTCGCTCGTCTACAACAGCGTGACGGGCTACATCACGTCGAATTCATCGACGCGCACACCGAGCGCAGACGCCGCGAACGGCGGGCTGGGCGCGGCGCATCACCAGGACATGCTGGTGATCGAATCGGGATCGTTCGCGGGCTCGTATCGCATGCAGTGGGATGGCTCGGGCTTCGATGTCTCGTCACATTCGACGTTCGCGGCGGCATCGTCCACAAACATCAGTGAGCCGTGGCGCGTGCTTCCGGCTTTCGACGTGCTGTCCGCGCGAGTGGTATTTCAGCAGGGCGTCGGGCCGAAGGTTCAGGTTCGCGCGGTGGACCATCCAATCTTTTTGCCGCGTGCGGCGGGACTCTAGGGGCGGCAATGGGGCAGTTCAGACTACAGAGCGACGGCAACGGGGGTGTCAACGTGGGGAAGGCCCTCTTGGCCATCCTGCTCGCGCTCGCGGCGGGGATCGGCTTCACGACGGGCGACGTCGGGGACTTCTTCGACGGCCCGCAGAAGGTGCGCGAGATCGAGCGCATCCGCGTCGAGCTCGACAACCTCACCACGGAGTTCTGGCGGCACGTCGAGTCCAACATTGATGCCCAGCGTGACGCCGAGAATCAGGTAGACGCGCGGCTTGACGAGCTGACGGCCCGCATGGAAGCGCAGACACAGCGCCTGGATGCCATCTACGAGATCTTGGTGCAGCGGGGCGGCAACTGATGGACGCCCTCGTCTGTCGCATCTATCAGCGGCTCATGCGCGCGCGCAGGAAGCCGGAGGCGGTGGCAGCGGTGAAGAGCGTGGCCGATCAGATCGACATCATAGCGACACGTCACGGCCTCGATCCGCTGCTCGTGTCGGCCATCGTGCAAGTCGAAAGCGGCGGCAATCAGTGGGCGATGCGCTACGAGCCGCACTTTGAATGGATCACCGACGACAGGCCCAAGGGCGTGAGCGCGGCCACGGAGATCGAGCAGCAGCGCACGTCGTGGGGACTCATGCAAGTCATGGGGGCCACCGCGCGGGATCTCGGCTGTGATGCGCCGTTCTTGTCGGTTCTGTGCTCGCCTTCGGTGGGCCTGGAGTACGGCTGTCGATACCTCGCGCGGCAGCTCGAGCGGTACGGGAGCGAGGTGGAAGCTGTCGCCGCCTACAACGCCGGATCGGTTCGGCGAAGCGGTGACGAATTCGTGAATCAGTCCTACGTGGACAAAGTTTGGCGCGTGTACTCGCGCCTGCGGGGGGATGTCGCATGAGTTACGAGAAGGCAGAACTGGCCGCGCTGGCCGACAAGGTGTTGCAGATGTTCGACGCCGTGCGCGATGGCGTGAGCTTGGACGATCTCGACGAAGCCGTGGGCCTGCTGACGGCCTTCGGTGCTGCGAGTGACGAGATCAAGCAGGACACGGACGCGGCGTTGCTGCACGTCGCGGCGGCCCTGCTCGATCGCGTTGGGGATCGTCGCCTCGACGCCCCGGCGTAGTCATGGGCTGGGCGGCGGCGGCATTCAGTATCCTCAAGGCGGCGCTCCCGATCCTGAAGGATTGGGCGAAGGGCAACGGTACGGACACCGCGCCCGCCGTGCGGAGGATCGAGCACGACGTGGACAGGCTGACGGAGCAACACGATCTCGTCGTGAAGTACCAGGGCGATTTGGTGGCGGACGTCGCCGAGATCGCGGCGGCCGTCGCCCGCATCGAGGCCAAGCTGGCCGAAGAGTAGCGCGCGGGTGGCGGCGGCCTTGGCCCTGCGCGCGGAGCCGGGCGGACGTACGAGCCGCCCGGCTCCGACACGCATCTACAGGTCAGTGACTCCCAACGCGAGTTCATCGAACAGCGCGCTCACGATTCGGCTACTCGCATCGGTCGAGCCGCGAAGGTATCGCAGCACCGATTCGGGGTTGCAGTCGGCACGATACGCGACGGCGGCGGCGACGGTCTTACGGCTCACGCCTAACTCCTCGATTCGGGCGACGATCGACGCGCGAAGATCGGTCGGTGGCCCGAGTGCTTCGACGTAGTAGTCGGGTTTCATCACGTCGCCGGAGTCGGTGATGAATTGGGCGATGTCCTCAGCCGGCGCGCCACAGACGGCGGTCAGGGCGTCCGCGTACCGATCGCGCGCGGCCTCGTAGGCGACGGCGTTCCGGCGGTCGGCGTTGCGGGCGGCTTCGTAGGCGGCGGTCAGTTCGGCGTTCATCGTTTTGGCTCGCAGTGGCTGCCGGCGGCTCTATCGTCCGCCCGGCATCCACAGACTACATAAATGTATATCAGGACGCAATACCTAAAAGTAGTTTTTCGGCCGCAGCGGAGAGCGCCGATCATCTGCGCGAATTCGGCTTGGCTGATGTCGTTCGCTCGTCTGTAACGGCGCACAGCTTCACGTATCAACATGTTTCCGCAAGGCTTTCTGCGAGGGCGCGAGGGGCCAGGATGTAGCGTTTGCGAAAACATACACCCCAGCGTGCGCCAATTCACCCAGTTTCGCAATAGTATACATTGACCAGAATGACACAAAGTCGTGACCGACTGCGCGCCACGAAGAAATCTGCTCCATCCTCAATATTTCTTATTGAAACTATACAGCAGGGCCGTATCATACACCCATGAACGTGACAGCTGAACCGACACCGAACCCGTCCCCGAGCTTCCGCGAATTGCGCCGGGCTGCCGGGCTGACGATGCGCGAGCTGGCCGAAAAGGCCGGCTACGCCAACGCCAGCGGCATCCAGGGCGTCGAACGGGGCTCTCAACCGCGCCTGGAGCGCGCGCAGAAGCTGGCCGATGTGCTGGGCGTGACGATCGACGAGCTGAGACTTGCGATCGACGCCACCAAGGCCGCCGCTGCGGCGCAGCCGGACGCAGACGAAGAAGCGGGCGGGGAGTAATCCCCGCCCACCCTTGGCAGGACGCGCGCCCTCGTTGTGGAAGGCTAGAGCGCACGGCCTGCCCTCACGATACCGGAGGGCAAACCCTATGTCCAACGACACCATCCTGACGGACTCCAACGCCCGTCAATACGTGATGCGAGACGGCGCGTACGTCCGCATCGACAACCACGCCGAAGACTTCACCGGCCCGCGTGTCCGCCCGCAGGACATCCCGCAGCCGCTTCACTACCGCATCCTGGACGCTCTGCTGTCGCTGGCCTGCAAGGCACGGTGGTAGTCGATGAGCACCAACAACACCGCGAGCCGCCAGTATCCACTACTGCACGGTGACGCACCCGTCCACTTCGACGGCAAGACCTACGACGCTGAGCTGGATCTTGCACGCCTGACGACGTTGCAGGATCGCGTGCGGGGCCTGATGGCCGATGGCCAGTGGTGGAGCCTTCAGATGCTCCAGCACGCCCTTCGGCTGACGTACGGCCATCGGTACTCCGAAACGTCCATCAGTGCGCGTGTTCGTGATCTGCGCAAGCACAAGCACGGCGGACGGATCGTCGAGGCCAAGCGCGTCACGGGTGGCCTGTGGCACTACCGCATGCACCGGGAGGTGGTGCGATGAGTCACACTATCCCGATCACCCTACCAGACGGCACGACGCAGGACATCCCCGCCGAGTCCGTCGTCAACGCATCCACGGCCATGCTCGAGGCGATGCGACGCCCGCCCGCACTGCATCGTATTCAGATGATCCCCGTGCGCATCGACGTTGATCGTGACGCATCGCCGATCAAGGGCGGCCAAGTCTACGTGAAGCACCCGGCCCGCATGCGGATCGCTGCCGCTGCCGGGTGCCGGTTCGTGGGAGCGCCGCGCGTGTGGCGCGAGGCCGACGACGACGGCAAGGCGCGCACCGTGGCGTCGGTGACGATGAACCGCCCCGGCTTCGTGGACGAGCCTGTCACGCAAGTCGCGGACGGCATCGAAGACGAGCAGCCGAAGGCGCTGCAAGAGCACTTCACGGCCAAGCTCACGACGCGGGCCACGGCTCGTTGCCTGAAGGTTCTGCTCGGTGAGTCGTTCTTGTACGACCCGAACTACCTGCGCGAGCGCGGAGGGCTGTTCGTGTTCGCGTGCATTCAGCCGGACATGGACGATCCGGACGTGCGTCAAGTGATGCTCGATCGTATGCGCGGGGCGTCTGGGGCTTTGTATGGCTCCCAGCCCCAGGCCCCTGCGTTGCCGCAAGGCGAGCCCGTGGACTTCGCGGCCATCCCCGCAGACATCGACGATCACCCGGAACCGGCGGCGGGCGAGCCGGAGGGCAATGGTGCGGCTCCGGCGAGCTTTACCGATCCGCCCGCCGCCGCTCCGGCGTGGTGGCGCAGCTTCGCCCGCGACAAGGCCAGCGGCGCGATCAACTGGGAGTCGTTGCCGCCCGCATCGGCTGAGAAGGCCGTGCGCGCGGGCATCCGTGAAGTGGACTACCCCCACGGAGACGATCCCGCCGGCGTCGTGAAGGCCGCGAAGGACGCCGACTGGATCACCGCTGCCAAGCGCCTCTACGAGTTCGGAGGTGGTAGCGATGCGTAGTCACTGGATGGCCGACGATACGCCTCTGGAGATCACCCCGACGTTGTACCGCGTCGAGCTGCGCGCCGTCGAGGCGGACGCGCGGACGGGCCGCATCCTTCAGTACCTGCAACACCTGTCCGGTGCGAACGGGCGGTGGCGGCTGGATCAGGACACCGCCGCGCTGTTGGCATCGCACGAAGCTATGACGGTGCGCCGCCTGCTCGAGATCATCGAGAGCTTGGAGCGGATGAAGGCGCTGCATCGGATCGGTGAAGACACGCGAGGGGGGTGGCTGTTTTGAAGATCCTCCACTTCGCAGACGTTCACTTCGACACCGGCACGCTGGACGATCTGTCCGCCCCGTGCCGCGAGATCGTTAGCTTGGCGAAGTCCGAACGGTTCGGCGCCATCGTGATCGCGGGCGACCTGACGACCCAGCGCGGCGTGATCTCCAACGCCGTCGCCGTCCACGCGCGCGCGTTCGTTTCTGAGCTGGCGCACATCGCGCCCGTGTTCGTTCTCGCGGGCAACCACGACCTGACCTTCAGGGACGGGGAGCCGAACAACCTGCGGGCGATTCTGTCCGACCTGGATGGTGCGGTGTATCCGAACGTGAAGGTGATCGACCAGCCGGAGACGCACCTGGTGCGCGACGGTGCGCGCGAGATCGCCTTGCACTTCCTTCCGTACCCGAACCTGGCCATGTTCCACGCTGCCACAGGCGGCGCGGACTTTGAATCCGTCAACGATGCGCTGGCGGACGTCGTGAACGGGCTGGCATCGAAGGCTCTTCCCACTGCTTTCGATCTGCTCGTCTATCACGGCACGGTGGAGGGTGGCCGTACTGGCGACGAATCCGCGCCCGCGCTACGGACGCGCGGAGAGGACGTCGTGATCCCCACGGCCCTTCTCCGCAACTTCCACGGCGTTCTGTGCGGCCACCTTCACCACCCGCAGACGATCGACTACGGCACCGGCCAGGCCGTCTATCCGGGCTGCGTCACGCCGTTGACGTTCGGTGAGCGCAGCATTGAGCCGGGCGTTGTGATCTGGACGATCGACGGCGAGACGATCGAGCACACGCGCCACCCGCTGCCCGTCGCGCATCAGCGGCTGCAAGCGGAGATCGGGCCGGACGACTGGGACGAAGGTGCCGATGCGGCCGTGAACCTGTCGCGGTGGATCTCGGCCCTGAGCCCGCCTCTCGGCCCGCCCTACGGATCACGCGTCAAGGTGAAGGCCACGCTCCCAAAGCAGCGCCTCGAGCTGCTGACGGCGGATCTGATCGACAGCGCGCGCAACCGTCACGGACTCGACCGGCTCGTCATCGAGCGGACACCGCTAGAGACGTCCAAGATCCGGCTGGGCGAAGGTGAGGATCGGGCCGCGCGTGTCAACGTCGTCGAATCGCTGGCCGCCTTCGGGGAGTACATCGAAGATCCGGCGTACGTCGAACACCTCCAGGACATCCAGCGCGTCGGGCGCGAGATCGAAGAGCAGATGGCGTCCGACTCATCGGACCCGCATTACCACTTCGAGCCCGTGGCGCTGGAGCTTCAGAACTACAAGCAATTCGCCGACGTCTCGCTGGACTTTCATTCGCTACCGCGTCGGGCGGGCGTGCTCGGCCCAACTGGCGCGGGCAAGTCCAACCTGATCTTGGCGATCTATGCGGCGCTGTACGGCGGCAATCCGAAGGACGAGGCGGGCAAGGCCAAGACGTCGCTGGGTGACATGGTGCGCCGTGGCGAGCGTCAGGCGCGCGTGCGGCTGGACTTCGTGTCCGGCGGCGTGGACTACCGCATCACGCGCAACATCAAGGTGGACACCAGCGGGCGCGGTTCGTCGTCGCTTCACCTCGAGCGCATCGACGAGGGCCGGGCCGTCTCGCTGAACGCGGGCACGGCGCGGGACACGCAAGCAGTGATCGAGGCCCTCGTGGGGCCGCCCGAGCTTCATTGGCTGACTCGGCACCTACGCCAGCACGGCGTGAGCGTCGTGAAGATGACGGCAGCGGATCTCACCGACGCCATCAACGCCACCTTGCAACTGGACTTCGGTGCCCGGCTGGATCGTGCCAAGCAGATGCGCCGCGATGCGGTGGCCATTCGTGACACCGAACACGGGCGCATCGAGCAGCTCGGCGAGCAGATCGTCCCGCTGGACACGATCGAGAAGCAAGAGAAGCACGCCCGCGCGCTGTTGGACAAAGCGTCCGGCATCGGTGCGATGGCGCACGCGAACATGGAAGGCGCACAGGCGGACTATGACAAAGAACGCGAACACCTGGAACAGATCTCGGCGCGTCTGGCGACGTACGAGGATCGTGCGGCCCGTCTCGATGCTGTCGAAGACAAGATCCGGGGCGCTGAAGCTGAAGCCGCCGACGTCCACGCAAAGCTGGATACCCTCGCGCCTGCGGCAGATCTGGTGGCGTTGGAGGCTGCTGTTGCTGAGTGTCGAGATCGCGAGACTCGGGCGCGCCATCAAGTCCACGGCGCGCGCGAAGCTCTAGCCGCGCACAACCTCGACGACGCGCAGACGTTCAACGGACTGAACGAATCGCGGCAGGCTGTGGCGAATAAGCGGGCGGAAGCACACCGCCTGATCCGTTCGCTTCAGACACGCATGGACGACATGGCGAAGCGCGCCGCGCTGCTCGACGACGTGCCGTGCCGTGGTGATCGGTGGCACGATCCAGAGAACGGCGAGATGGACGGCGGCGCGTGCGCGTTGCTGGCCGATGCTGCAGAAGCTCGTGATCGGATCGCAACGATCAGCCGCGAGCTGGAGAAGGCGAAGGCCGATTACGAGGCCATCGAGGAGGACCATCAGGCCGCGCTTCGTGCGGTGGGCGAGCACAAAGCCGAAGCGCAGAAGATCCGCGACGGCTTGGAGTCCGAAGTGCGGGCTGCTGACGCGGCGGCATCTACGGCCGCCGATGCGTTGGCGCGGGCCGTGCGTGATCTTGATCGCGCGCGAGACGGCGAGAGTCTGAGGGGGCCTCTCGTTCAGCAGCTCGCACGCATCGAGCAACGCCTTACCGTCCTGCGTGAGCAGGCGGACGGGCTGTCCGTGAATCGTGCGAACCTGGACGAGCACAGGCACGCCGTCCACATCCAGCGCGGCACCGTGCAGCGCCTTCAGCGTGAAGCGGAGAAGTGGCGCAACGAGATGATGGAGGCGCGCGAGCGCATCGCACGGCTAGAGGCGGATCTGGAGCAGCTCGACTTGGAGCGCATGCAACGGGATCGCGCCGTGCGTGATCTCGACGACGCCAAGCGGCGGCGGGACGAAGCCGAGCGACGGCGCGTGGCGCTGGACTACTACCGCCAAGCCGTTGATCGCGGCGGCATCCCTTCGCTGCTGCTCGAGCAACTCGCCCCGCAGCTTCAGGCCCGCGTGAATGACATCCTGTCGCCCGTGGGCCGTCAGATCCGCATCGACACCGAGCGCGTGACGACGACGGGCCGCACGAAGACGGAAGTCACGTTGCGCTTGATGTCGCCGACGTCTGGCAACGAGTTCGTGCCGATCGCGGAGGCGTCGGGTGGCGAGGAGGACTTGCTGAACATGGCGATGTCTGCCGGGCTGGCCCGCGTGGCGTCGGACATGAGTGGCGCGCCGCTGTCGTTCGTGGCCCTGGACGAGCCTGCGGCGGGCGTCAGTGAGTCGTTGCAGGCCGAGACGCTCGAAGTGATCGGCCGCGTTCACGAGCACGTCCAGCGTTCGCTGACGATCACGCATCGGCGCGATCTGGCAGCGGCCTTCGATGGCGTGATCGAAGTGCAGCAGAACGGCGCGGGCTCCACAGTGGAGGTGCAGCGGTAGATGGCGGGCAAGATACGCAAGTGGTCGCCCGAATGGTGGGCGAATCTCGAGAAGCGATGTGAAGACGTGAAGGCGCGCAACAAGCAGCGGGACGGGCTGGCGCGATCGGCCGCCAACCTGGCCCGCGTGAACGATCACCTCTATGCGCGCATCCGTGAGCTGCAAGATCGCAACGAGCAGAACCAACGCACGATCAACCGGCTTCAGCGCCAGCTCGCCGAGGCGCGGGCCATCATCAACGTCCGAAGGGGTGTCGCGTGAGTGCTATCAGTCTGATCGACGACTTCAACGAGGCATTGGCCCAGCACCGCGAGAACGTGGCCGCGCTGGTGGCGGCTCAGCTTGCATACGAGCAGGCGCGCGCGCAGGCAGTGCAGACGGCCGATGGCAAGAACGCCGAAGTCCGCAAGGCGCAGGCCGACGCCATGTGCTGGGACGAATGGCAGACGTTGAAGCGGGCCGAGATCGAGGCGGACGAATCGCGGCACCGCCGGGACTTCCTGATCGCTTTGGCGCGCGGTGGAATCGCGGCCTGATCGAGTAGCCGGGCAGGCAAGTGGCTCTGTAGCCGCGCCTGAATCGTGATCGGCCTGCCCGGCCGCACCTTGAACGGATGGGAGTAGACGTGAACTTGAAGAGCTTGGCAGCCGGAATCGTAGTGGGCGGCGTCGTCGCCGTTGCACCGCTGCTGTACTTCGGCGAGTGGGGCCAGATCTTCGGCGCAGACGATCGAGTCACGAAGGAGATCCCCGGCACCGGCTTTCAGTGGATGCGCGGGACAGTGGATGGCGAACCTCGCGCCTCGATCCAGTTCAACGACGCCGCCTGGCTGCCGTGGTGGGTGCTCGAAGACCCTGACGCTCTGCGCGTTCTGGGCTGCAATCTGTACCCGTGCGACTACTACAATGGCGCAGGGACAACGGAGCGCGTGCTGTTCGTGCAGGTCGAGCCGTTCCGCGATGACGTGCTGAACGTCGCGCTTGCAGGATCGCCGACGGATCCGACGCGAACGCGCGCGATCCAGGTTCCGCGCGATCGGTGGGAGGCGGTGGTTCGGCGATGAGTCTTGACGTGTGGCTAAGGGCCAAACGACCGACAACGGTCCACAAGTTCAACATCACGCACAACCTGAACGATATGGCACAAGCCTGCGGGCTCTACGAGGTCATGTGGCGACCCAAAGAGATCGGCGTCACAACGGCCGAACAGGCGATCCCCTTTTTGCGGAGTGGGATCAAATGCCTGACGGAGCGCCGTGATGAGCTGCGCGCGTTGGAGCCGGACAACGGTTGGGGAACGTGGGAAAGCCTGTTCGACGCCGCCACCGGGTACCTTGCCGCCTGTCAGGAAAATCCTGATGCAGAGATCGAGGTGTGGCGATGAAGACGTATCAACCGAACGGCGATGGAACGTGCAGGCGATGCGGACGCGACGTTGGCGCGCATGATGGCGGACACAAGTTCACGCTCATCAAAGGCCAGCCCTACGAGTGCGCGATGTGTGACGGCTGGCCCGATAATCCCATCCACGACGTCGGCCGCACGCTGCTGTGCCCGTCTGCAACTACTAACCTCGACCGCGTGACGGTCTACCCGAAGGGGGAGCGATGAGCCAGGCGAGCCCGTACACGCACTACCTGATCGCGGTGGAGACGAACACCGCATGGAGCCAGACTGATTTCTACACGGCCTGCTCGCTCGAACGGAAGCGCGACAAGGTGTTCTACACATGCAGCGGCAACGTCACTTGGGAGCCGTGGGACATGTCCACGCGCCCCGCAGACGTGACCTGCCCACGCTGCAAGAAGACCGCCCGCTACAAGGACACGATCGGGGGCAGCGATGAGTGACCCTAGGGTGCCGAGTTGGATGCGATGGCAGGAAGGCATCCATCCGAACATGGTTTGGGAGCACTGCCACCACGACGACCCTGACTTCGTGTCATACCAGCAGGGCGCAAGGACTGCGGTAATCGAAGGAAGGTTGACCGCCAGGCAACTCCGCGATCTCGCCAAGTTGATCGACTCGTGCCGGGGGGACAGTGATGAGTAACCCGAAAGCAATTGCGGAAGCCATCTACGACAGGGTTCGCGTGCAACATCGTTACGCGCCGGACACGATTTCGACCGTCGGCTTCATTGAAGCCGTGGCCGACGTCATTCGTGAAGAGCTGCCATCGGCCGTCTCCCACATTCACATCACGGAGCGGGAGCTGGTTCAGGCCGTAGTGTCGTTGCGGCTTCGGCGAACGCGGGAAGGGCAGGGCGATGACTGACCTCCGCAAGCTGGCCACGCAGATCGTCCTAGAGACGGGCCTTGACAGGAGTGTGCCCACGTTCTCGCACATCGTGTCGGCGGTCGAACGCATCCTCCGCGAAGCCATGCCCGGCGACTACTGGCAGCACAAAGCAAATGCCGCGCTGTACTACAACGAGTGTATCAACGCGCACAAGGTCATCCGCCGGTTGCAGCGCAAGATCGCGAGGTTGGAAGGGGGCGACGATGACTGACCCGAAGCAGATGCCGGAACGGATCTGGGCCGAGACGGAGATTCCTGAGTACACGACGCAGCCGTGGACAGCCGACCAGGTCGAGTACATCCGCGCCGATCTCGTGCCGAAGGCGCTCGACGTGGAGGCGGCGGAGATCGAAATCGCCCGCATGGCACATCCAATCATCGACTTACTGGACCTGCCAGAAGAGCGGCGGTCTGCGCTTGCCCTTGCGTTGGCAATAGACGTGCGCCGCGTCCTCACCAGAGCGATTGGGGGTAACGATGACTGATCTGCGCAAGCTGGCCGAACGGCTGGGGCGAGCCCACACCATCGACGACTACGAGCGCATCCTCCGCGAAGACCGCGAGGCGCTACGGGAGGAGCTGTTGGGCCTCACAGTCTTCCGCAGCAGCGACGTGGACGAAACGTGTGTGCCGTGGCTCGACATCGCGCGCGTGCTGGAATGGGGTGGGCAGGCCGGTGAAACAGGCACCGAAAGACGTGTCGCTGAAAACTCCTTACGTCGCACGTCTGCGCCTGCCGCCCCCGACCCGCACGAGTACGAAGGTACGCACCTTCTCGACTTCCACTGCGGCAAGTGCGGCAGACGCATCGACGACCCGATCCACAACACACGGCCACGATGCAAACATGGGGGGCATTATTGCTCCATGTGCGGCGACCCGATCCACGACGTCCCGCAAGTCACGAACTACGAGGGCGACGGGAAGGGCTCACGAATGAACACGGAGGAATAGACGTGAGCATCGAGTTCAACAACTCCCGCAAGAGCCGCGAGATCGGGATGCTGAAGTCCACGATCCAGAAGAAGGACGCGAAGATCGAGCGGCTCGAAGCGAAGGCCGCCGCGCTGACGAAGCGAATCAAGGAACTGGAGCGTGAACGCGACGAGGCGCGGGCGGAGCGGGACGAGCAGAAGCGCCGTGCAGTGGCCCTTGCGCTACAGAAGCTCGCCAGTGCGGTCGGTGCTCCTTTCGCCGACAACCCGAACGAAATGCGCGAAGTGCTCTGGGAGTTCATGCAGCAATCCGGCTGGGTCCGCCTTGACGACGAGACGATCGAGCGGGTGGTCGAAGAGTTCTACGCACCGGACCAAGGCAGCCTTGCCGGAGTGCTCCGCGACCTGCGCGACGGCAAGCTGGAAGAGTAACGCAGTGACGGCGGGCGGGACCTGTAAATCCGAAAGCTGTTGGGGCCATGTGGCAGCTAGCTCCGATGCTGAACGAGGAACGGGGCGAGAGCCCGCCCGCCGTCCATCACCTTAACCAACGACGTACCATGCAACACCTGCTCGACGCCATCGCCGACGCCTACAAGTACACGCACGCCGCCCGCGTGTCCGATGGCGTCCGGTACTGGCCCAAGGTGTTCACCGATCATCAAGCGGCCATCCGGGCCATTCACGAAGAAAGCAATAAACGCCCGAGATAGATCATCCGGGCAATAGGGGGCGGACGATGACGAAGCGGGCAGGGAGCCGACGCGATCCAGTACCAGCGAAGGCGCTGGAGATGTTCAAGAACATGAAGCAGCTAGGCATGAACGACTTTAAGACAGGCAAGACGATCCAAGACGAGTTCCCCGAACGATTCGCGGACATGCTGCCGCGTAGCGTCGCGATCGCCTGCCGTCGCGAAGTCCTGAACGCTGCCACCGAGGGGGCCGTGTTCGATGCCATCGTGAACGTACCGAAGGCCGTCGATCTACCAGCGATCCTCGAGGACATGACGCTCCCGTATCGGGACTGCCTGCTCTTCAGTGACGTCCACCTGCCGTACCACGATCCAGACATCATCGCCGAAGGGATGGCCTTCGCGAAGGCATCGAAGATGAAGCGCGTGGTGCTCAACGGTGACACGTTGGATATGCACTGGGCTTCGTCCTACGTGAACCTGTCCGAAGAGGACGCCGATAGCTCGTTCAAGGCGCTCGGCGAGTTCTTTCTTGGGCTCATCGAGAACGGCATGAGCGACATCCTGCTGAACTTCGGCAATCACGAGGACCGAATCAGCAGGATGACGAAAGGCAAGCTCCACCTGTTCTCGGTGATTGCCCTGGCGATCGACACGCTCGAATCCCGCGATCGGCTGCGCGTACGCAAGGCCGTCCGGGCAACGAATCGTCCGTACATTCGGTTCACCGACACTCCCGACGGCATCGACTGGGTGATCGGGCACCCGCGGCGTTATCGCGGCAAGCGGCTTTCGCTCGCGTCGGACATCGCGTTGAAATGGGCCAAGTGCCACGTTGCAACGGGGCATGAACACCACATCGGGTGGACTGTCACAGATGACGGCGCGTACTTCGCTGTGAACCTGCCCTGCACGCAAGATCCAGAGCGCACGGAGTATCTCCAGATGGACATGAGCCCCACGGCGCGGCCCGTGCGCGGATTCGGATGGCTTTGGGACGGCGCGCCAGGTGTGTGGTGGCAAGGCGCGCCGAACGAATGGAAGTCGTGGATGTATCACAGCGCGCGGGCTCGAGGACGAGCGGCAAGCAAGCGAGCGAAGGGGGCGGCGTGAGTCGAGGACTGGGCGCATACGGCACGCAGGCTGAAGAGTGCCCGAAGTGCGGCGGGTTGCCGCCCGGTGAAGTCACCACGAACCGTGGCAGCGGCGCGGCCGTGTACGAGAACGGCACGACGCGCGCCGATGACGTGCTGATCTGCTTGGACTGCGGGCACCGCTTCCTGCGGGACGGATCGGCGCTGCACCCGCACGGCGTGGCGGACGGCGATTGGGAGGCGCTGCTGTGAGACACCTACGCAAGCACACACCCGTGCGCGTCGAGTGGGAGGACATCCAGGACTTCTCGAACGACGACTGGAACGACGACAGCCTCGAGGCGGACACGGCGTCCATCGTTTCGATCGGTTGGGTGGCGAAGGAATACCGGGGTGGGCGCGTGCTCACCAACGCGAAGGATTTCAGCCCCGATGACGGGCAGTACCGCAGCGTCGTTGCCATTCCTGCGGGATGCGTGACAGCGGTGCAGGTGTTGGAAGTCGCGGGCGAGGTTTGGGATGTGGGGGAGGAGTAGCTGAATTCGGCGCGCCGTTCGTTGTGGAAGGCTAGCGGCGCTACAGTTAGAACCCTTGGCACAAGGCTATAGAAACCATGACAACGAATCAGACGATGAAGGTTGGCGACGTTGTGTGGCGCGAGGACTTGTACCCGCGCATCACTGCGGACAATGAGACGATCGAGCGGTATATGCAATCGCTCGATGTGCTGCCGCCTATCATCGTGAACCAGCACGGCGAATTGATCGACGGCTACCACCGATGGACGGCACACCGCCGCATGAAGGCTGAGACGATCGCCGCAACGGTGGAAACGACGGCCAGCGACGCGCAACTACTTCGGCGCGCCATCGAGACGAACGCCACGCACGGCTTGCAGCTCAGTCAGGCCGATAAGCGCAGCATGGCAACGAAGCTGTACACCGAGATGATCGCCAGCGGCACCAAGGAGGCCGACGCCAAGAAGGACGTCCAGGCGCTACTTTCGGTGAGCAAGAGCGCCGTCACGAACTGGGTGCAGGACATCGACAAAAGGAACCGTGAAAAACGGAACCGCACCATTGCTGATCTCTGGCTCAAGAACTACACCGCATCCGAGATCGGCGAGGCGGTTGGGTTGTCGAAGAATGCTGTGAACGAGAACCGACCGGAAAATCCAGAGCTGGAAAAACTGGTCGCTTCCACCGCCGCGCGGTTCGAGGATGAGGCGTGGACCGATTCGGAGGGCAAGCGGCGGCAGCTCTACAACGTCTGGACGTTCGGCAAGCGCGACGACCAGACCACGCACTTCGGCAACAGTGACGCGCGAATCGTTGAGAACCTGGTCTATGCCTACACCGAGCCGGGCGGCGTCGTTGTCGATCCGTTTGCAGGCGGCGCATCCACTCTCGACGTCTGCCGCAAGCGTGGCCGCCGATGCCATATTTCCGACCGCGCCGTCAAGGCCGGACTGGAGAACGACGTCCGCGAGCACGACCTGACGGACGGTTTGCCGAGTGTCCACAACTGGAAGGACGTACAGCTCGTTTACCTTGACCCGCCGTATTGGCGGCAGGCGGCGGGCGAATACAGCGACGACCCGACCGACCTGGCCAATATGCCGCTTGATGAGTTCAACAACGTCCTCGCCGGCCTCATCCAAGGCTTCGCCAAGAAGCTCAAGGCGTCAGCCAGTGATCGACCGGCGCACATCGCGCTGATTATCCAGCCGACGCAGTGGCGTGCCGACGATCGCAAGTTCGTCGATCACACGGCCGAGATGATTCGGCGCGTTAAGCTGCCGATCGTTCAGCGAATCCAAGCACCGTATTCGTCTCAGCAGTACAACGCGCAGATGGTCGATTGGGCGAAGGAGCACCGTGAGTTTCTGGTCCTCTCGCGTGAGGTGACCGTCTGGAGGTGTGACTGATGGCCGACAAGCGCCTATTCACGCCCGACATCCGCCGCGAGTACGCCTACTCGGAGTGGCACAGGACCCAGAGCCTTGGTCGGTTCATCGGCCAAGGCGCCGCTAGGAAGTGCTGGCAGGAGGATTTAGACGCCATCTCAATAGGCGCGACTTTGTATGACTCGTCTCGCCAGGGCTGGATTGAGTGGGCCGCCGGATGTAAACCAATCATCATCACCGAAACCAAGGAGGCGAGAGGCCCGGCCGATCGTTTCGTTGGCGGCACGGACGTCCTCAAGGCACTGGTCTGTGACCACCCATTCGCGCAACTCGTCGGTGTTCGATATGTCCTGGCTGAAGACATCAACCCGTGTTCGCCGATGAGGTGTCTCGACATTGCCGAGTTCCGCGTGCAGCGGCTTCACCCGTTTGATGCGACTGTCACGGAGTACGGGCCGCAACAAATGGCGGAGTTGATCCTGTCTTGGCATACGGCCGGAACCGAGGCCGTAAAGAAGGGCCGCCGCGCCTTTATCAGCGTAGACGCGGCGGCACGACCAACGGGCACATACGGCGATTTGCCGTTCTAGGGCCCGCGAGGCACGGATGCCGAAGCAATACGTCAAATTCAGGGTCGGCTTCCTCGATCATCTCCCGATGTTCGCCGCGTTCCCCGACGCGCTCGTTGTATACAACTGGTGCCTGCTTCAAGCCCCGATCAGCGGGCCGGAGGCGGGCTGTGTGCGCGTCAATCAGCACCATCTTGCCGAGGTCTGGGGCTGGTCCCGCCCGCGCGTCACGCGGGCTCTGAAGTGGCTGCAGGAAAAGCCCGAGCGATCCCACCCGCTCCTGGTCCGCGTCGAAAAAGGCGCGCGCAATCGTCCCGGCAAATACGTTATCCCGCGCTTTGAAACCACCGAAAACAAGCGCCGATTCGGTAACGGAGCCGTACCGAATCCGCCGGGATTCAGTTCAGACTACGTAACGCAGAGGAACCGAATCGCCCGATTCAGTTCAGACTACGTAACGGAGAGGAACCGAAACATTAATAAGGAACGCGCGCGTCAGAAAGAACGAGAAGAAGAAGAACAAGAGGGGGTCGCAAGCGACGTGTATGAGAAAGCCGAGTGGATCACTGTCCACACCGACGACGAGGCTCGCCAGGCGCTGCTCAGATTCAGAGGGTACGCCCAACTCCCCGAGTCCATGCGGGAGCAGGCCGTCGAGACGGCGATGAAAAACCTGGAGTTCTACAAGATCCGATACGCACCCGACGACGACGACGCGAAGGCGGTGGGCGATTGAACATCCTCGGCGTCGATCCCAGTCTCGAATGCGGGATGGCCTTCGTGCGGACGGACGGGCCAGAGCTGATCGCGTCCACCTGCATACACCCAGGCAGCGCCATCACCGGAGACGATCGGCTGGCATGGATCACGTCCACAGCCCAGAACTGGGTGCATCGCCTGCGGCGGGACAACTGGCTGGCCCTCGACGCCATCGCCATCGAAGTCCCCAGCGTCGGCCGTCAGCGCGTCAGCCCGCTGCAATGGCGTCTCGTGGGCCGCCTCGAAGAGATGTGGCGCGACTGGCCCGTCCTGTTCGTGAGCCCGTCGCAAGCGAAGCTCGCCGTCGGCCTGAAGGCACGCGAGGCTCGCAAGCCCGTGGCCGAAGTCGAAGCCCTCGTGAACCTCTCACCGCTCTCACCCACGAAGTACGTGCGTGAAGCCGTCGCCGATGCCATCGCCGTGGCCATCGCAGCGCACGGCATCCTCGAGGCCAAGGAGTCCGCATGAATCCACGCCACCTACTCGTGTCACTCGTGCGCCTTCAAGTCGCCATCCACGAAGTCCAGACGGAGCTGGACAAGGCCGTGCTCGAACTCCAGAAACAGACGATGCCGCCAGGCGGCCATAACGGCGGCAAAGAGAGCGCGAACACCTCGCCGGTACGATCGGACCTAGAAGGCTAGAAAATCCAAGGAGTGATTTCAAAACATGCCTAAGGCACATTCTGACGACACTCGCGGGATGGCATCGAGACGGGAGCGCGTGACGCGATCACGCAAGGCAGCCATCGAGCTGTTCTGCCTTGAGTGCATGGGGGGGCAGATCCAGGAAGTGAAGCGATGCACGGCGACGAACTGCCCGCTGTATACATGGCGGCCGTGCGCGAAGTCGGCGGATCGCTAGCGTGGCGAAGCGCAAGGAGGACGCCGGGGGGGACGTCCCCGAAATGCTGCCGCTGGATCAAGTGTATTTCGACGTCAATGCGTTGTTCGATGACTTGAAAGTATACCTGGGCGTTCAGCACCTCACGCTCTTGGGGACGGCGCGGGCGCTTGGTGTCGAACGTCAGGCCATACGGCGGTTGATCCAGAACGAATCCGCGAGCATCTCCGTCGAAACATACATGCGTTGGCTGGCCTTGCTTGGCCGCCCCGTAGGCTCGTGGCTTCGTGTATGTCAGCAAGGTGACAGCGACGGTTAGCGTACGGGCGTGTATCTGTTCGCGTGAGTTCAACTCACGCGGGCGGTTGATGAGTGTGCCACGGCGGCCAGTCCGAAAACTCAGCGAACTCGAGCGAGCAGACGCAGAATGGATGCTCGCCGACGGCATGCAGCCTGCAGCCGTCGCCCGACGTCTGGGCGTGGACGTTCGTAGCCTCAACGGACTGCTGGACTCCCCACTGGTGGCCGATCTTTCACAGCGAGAGCACCTGGACTTGGTGCGCCGAGGTGCTTGGGTTCAGTACCAGCGCATGCGAACCCTTGCTGAACGACACCAGCGAGCGGTTCCAGACGACCTCAACGGATCCGCTCGAAGCAACATCGGACTTCCAGCCAGCAGTTTCGGAGACAGCGCCCGACATTTCCAGCTTGCCGCCGACCGACACCTACGAACGTACCTCGATGCCGTCCGAGCGATCGCAGAACTCGGCGGCGGCGACGGTGCCGAAGTCCGCAACCTCCATCTTTCCGTTGACGCGAACGAGCGCGGCGACCTCCCGAGCACGGCGGGGGAGGTGCTAGACGATGACGACGGCGACGACGACTGACGTGGCGTCTGGCCTGCTGCCGCATCAACGGCGCTTCATGTCTCTGGCGATGCAGCCCGACGTAGACAACGCCGGGCTGATCGGCGGTTTCGGCTGCGGTAAGACGGTGAGCGGGTGCCGCCTGGCCATCATGCTCGCGTACGCCAATCCGGGCCTGCCGGGGCTGTATGCTTGTCTGGACTACCCGATCCTGAAGGACGCGATCCTGCCCGTCTTCGAAGCCGAGCTCCACAAGCTGGGCTTCTACGAGGGCATCGACTACACGATCGATCACCGGCAAGTCTGCACGTTCCACACGGCGCGCAATGCCGAGGGCGTTGAATCCGTCGTGTACTTCCGCCCGGCAGACGGTGCCCGCAATCTCCGCAAGCTCGTCTCGAACACATACGCATGGGCCGTGAAGGACGAATCGGGCCTGTACACCGAGGACGCGCACCGCAAGATCGAAGAGCGCGTGCGCCACGGACAGGCGTCGGTGCGAATCATCGCCGACGTGACGACTCCCGAGGGCCTGGGGCCGTTGTACGATACCTACGTGACGGCTCCTCGAAAGCGTGCGGCCGCGCGTGGCGTGGATGGGCTGTGTGAGGACGAGCCGAACCGGCTCGTGCGTGGCCGCACGTACGACAATCCCCACCTCGATACCGGCTACGTGACTCGGCTGCTCGATCGCTACGATCAGCGGCTCGTGAATGCGTACCTGGAGGGCCACTTCGTCCCGATGGACGAGGGCTTGTGCTTCCGCTTCGAGGAGTGGACGCACGCGACGGTAGAGGCCGAGTACGACGAACACCTGCCGATCTGTCTGGCGTGGGACTTCAACGTCAACCCGATGTCGGTGACTTTGAACCATGTGAAGCCTGCGGGTGCGGGTGTGGACGTGTGGACGTTCGATGAGATCGTGCGCCCGACGTCGCACACTGAGGACGCCTGCATGGCGTTCCTCGAAGGCGCGACAGCCTCGGGGCGCGGGTACGCGGATCACGTCGGCGGCATTCAGATCTACGGCGACGCCAGCGGGCGCAGCCGATCGACGAAGGCCCATCTGACGGACTACGACATCATCGCCGACCAGCTCGGGCACCTGCCGGACTATCGCGAGATGTTCCCGCTGCACAATCCATCGCAGCGCGAAAGCATCAACACGTTCAACGCCCTGCTCCGCAACGGCCATGGGGAGACGTCCTACCGAATCCACCCGCGTTGCGTGGAGACGATCAAGAGCTTGCAGACGACGCGGTACGACGATCGCGGCGGGATCTACAAGGGCGAGGACAGCTACGAGCATCTGACGGACGGCCTACGGTATCTGGCGTGGGAGGCCGCACCGATTCACGACACGTTGCGGCGCGGAAGCGAGCGGGCGAGGGGGCGGCGTCGTGTTTGACGAATTCGCAGCGGGCGGCATGTATCCGCGTCCCGAAGACGCGAAGCGCCTGGAGCGGTACCGCGTGGCGCGGTGCATTCGTGACGGCCGCCACGCAGATCTGCCCGAAGCCAAGCGCGCTCGCCTGAAGCTGCGCGACTCGAATCGGACGGCGGGGCCGTTGGGCCTCAAGGGCGAGGGCATCGTCTTTTTCGTGTACAACCTGCCGTCCCTGATCGTGCGCAAGCGCATCCAGCTCCAGATGCTCCAAACCCCGCTTGTCCTGATCGACGACAAGGACGCGGAAGAGGACTTCCGGGGCGAGCTGCGGGACGGCGTGCCGGAGCTTTGGGCCCGCATCAAGGACGGGCTGGAAGACTCGTATTGGTACGGGGACGGCCTGCTGACGGTGACGAAGGGGGCGGACGGCGGCCCGCTGGACGTTCGCAGCGTGGACCCGTCGCGCTGGTTCCCGGTGATTGATCCGAACGATCCGCTGAACGTGCTTGCACATCAGTTGGCGTGGATCGAGGACCACGACGAGGGCCGGGAGTCCGTCGAGTTTCTGCGTGTTGACGTTTGCTACCCAGGCCGCATTGAGCGCCGTGCGTTTCGTTTGAAGGGCAAGACGGCGGCCAGTGGCGACGGGCAAGAGATCGCCGCCCAGGTGGATCTCGGGCTGCACTGGGAGGGCCTCGCGGAGATCGACGAAGCGCCGGAGCTGGACGGCCTCATGTCCTGCGTGCATCTACCGAACGGCCGCCTGCACTCCTATTCAATCTTTGGCCGTCCTGAGTTCAGCGACTCCGAGGGCCTGCTTCACGACATCGACTGGCGCTTGAGCACCTGGAGCGAAGCGAACGATCGGGTGGCGCATCAGGCCGAGATCGTGGACAAGGCTTGGCTCGGCAAAGACGAGAACGGCGCGACGTACACGACGAATCCCTACCACCGTCAGTTCGTGAGCCAATCTGCAGGACGCACGGCGGAGTCGGCGTTGCCTGCGTATCGCGAATACAAGTACCAGGCGGACGCGCTGGAAGCCCAGTTCAACGCGGCCATTATGGCGTTGCTGATCCGCCACGAGACGGCACCCTCGCTGTTGGGCTTGGAGACGGGCAAGCAGCGCGAGAGCGGCGAGGCGAAGGCCCTGGGCATGTCAACGACTGAGGCGCGCGCCCGCGAGGATCTCATGGTGACGGCACCGCGCGTCAATCGCCTGCTGACGGCGGCGGCTCGATTGAGCGGGCGTGCGGTGGACGTTTCGACGCACTGGCGCGTCGGCCTGCCGAAGACTGAATCACAGATGCTTCAAGAAGTGCTCGCGAAGAAGAACGCGGGCCTGATGACGAAGAAAGACATGCTCGAGGCGCTGGAGCCTCACCTGACGGACGAGCAGATCGAGGCGCGGCTGGCCGAGTTGGAGGCCGAGCGCGAGGCGGATCTGGCGGCGATGGATTCTGACTTCACGGCCCGGATGGGCTGACCCGACGCCGGGGCACGGGCGAAACACCCAACGCGGGGGAACGCGCGACCATGACCGAAGAGACGACGACAGCGACGAACGAAGGCACCGAGGGCACGGGTTCGGCACCCGATACCAATGCCGCAACGCCTGACGGTGACACGACGGAGAAGAACGCGGAGGCGGGGCTGAAGGCCGCGCTCGCTGCGGAGCGCAAGAAGCGCCAAGAGGCCGAGAAGGCCGCGCAAGAGTTCGAGGAGTTCAAGCGCAAGCAGGCCGACGAGGCGGCGCAGAAGGCGAACGACGTCGAGAAGTTCAAGACGGAACGCGATCAGTACGAGGGCGAGGCGAAGCAGTGGCGCGAGTACGCCACGAAGAAGCTGGAAGCCATCGGCGAATCGCTGGATGAAGTCGGGCAAGGCGTCCTCGATGCGCTCGGGGATGACGTGAGCCTGGCGAAGCGGTTGGCGATCGCGGAGCAGTTGTCGTCGCAGAAGAAGGCGGAGCCCGGATTCGGGACGAAGGGCGGGAAGTCATCGGATGAATCTCATGGCTTGATTCCGTCCGAAGCTCGAACGAGCCGGGCTGCATACGATCAATGGCTTGCAGGGATCACGGCTTCGGGCGATCCGGCCCAGATGTCCGTGCTGCTGGACAGCAAGAAGCGACAGCAGCTCGAGCGCGAGGCCCGCGAGCTTTTCGGGTAGTAACACGGCCGCAATGCGCGGCAAGGGGGGGTTGAACAATGGCGCGAGGTGCAGCGAACACGACCAGCACTCAGGCTGATGCCATTGATGTAGTCGGCGCGGCGGCCGGGATCGCGGCGAACAGCTATTTCCAGTCGGCGTTCTTGCAGATCGCAGACTCACGGTCTGGGGATCGTAAGCGCAACTACATCATCGAAGGCCCGATGACGTTCGAGGCTCAGTCGAGCGAGGGTGTGGCCAACGAAGAAACGCAGTACGTGCCCACGAATCACACGGTCACGTGTGCGGTGAACGTCTGCGACGCGATCTTGACGCAGGAAGCGTTGAAGGACGGCCGCACGAGCGGTCGCAGCCTTCAGGAGCAGGTGATCAACAGCGGAACGCAGGCTTACGTGAAGTTCGTCGATGCGTCTTTCGCTGCTCTGTACTCGAAGGTCGAGGACACCGGAACCGATCATGTGATCGGGACCAGCTCGTCGGCGCTCTCTGCGGCTTTGATTGATGAAGCCATCAACCTGCTGCTGACCAAGGGCCTCAAGACGCCCTACGCGCTCGTGATCAAGACGAGCCTGTTGCCGCAGCTCTTCGCCATTCCTGGTATGCAGGACTATCGCGTGAAGGGCCAGGACGGGCCGGGCGGCATCACGGACATGACGATCGGAAACAGCCCGCGCGTGATTGCGGGCTACGGCGGCGTGTTGGACATCTATCACAGCCCCGAGATCGACACCTCCAGCGGCACGCACAACCTGATGGTCGCAGTCGGCAATCAGCCGGAGCACCGCAGCTTGGTGAACCCGTGGACGCCGGTCGAGTCGGATCGCGGCGTGTCCAGTCAGAAGTTGTTTGTTGATCCGAACTGGGAAGGCGACAGCCGTGCCCTCGAGATCAACATGACCACCATCGAAGCGTTCAAGCTCCGCGACACGGACTCTGCGGCGGCCTCGACGTACGCGGTGGACATCGTGACCAGCCCGGCCAGCTAGACCGGGCACAACCTAGGGTCCGGGTGGGCGGCTAGTGATGGCCGCCCACCCGCAACACGGGCGGCTTATCAATGGCTGCCCGCCCGCAAACCACGGAGGGCGCAACATGGCGCTGAACCCTGCACAGGCCACGCTCAAGGCGGCGGCGATCACGTACCTTCAGGCGTGGGAGACGTACATCGACACGCTCTCGGCGGGCGATGAGATCCGCGTGTGCGGTCTTGATGTCGGAGACTCTGCTCTGGGCGATCGTCTGCGGACTGCATCGGCCGCGAACGCGACCGCAACGGGTGACAAGGTCTGCGGCCTTCGTCACATCGAGGACGGCGAGACGGTTTTGCAGATCCCGAACCCAGGATGGCAGATCATCCCGCTGGCGTACTTCGCGACGAACGCCAACAACGACACGGACGGTGAGTAATGGCTCGGGGTGACAAGAAGACGGTGCAAGCCTACGCCGACGCCGACACGTACCACGAGAAGCGCAAGCGCGCTGCCGTTGCAGCGGGCACGCACATCTGGATGTTCAACGCGGCCGGGCTTCCGACGGCCATTCGGGACGATCCAGACGTGATCAAGAAGAAGTTGAGGCAGGGGTACACGATGGCGGACGTCGTTGAAGAAACGATCACCCGCCCCGTGTTCCGTCGTGCTGACGCTGAGCCGGCCGCCGCCGAAGCTCCGAAGCCGAAGCGCGGGCCGGGCCGTCCGAAGAAGGCCGAGACGAAGGACGGTGAGTGATGGCCAGCGTGGGCGACATCTGGAGCCGTGACAATTCGATCTTCAAGTATGTGAGCGCGTCTGAGGACTTCAGCACGTACTCGAACGGGCTGACGACGTTCGCGGAGCTGTCTTGGGATGAGCCGCGCCCGCTGCGTCACATGCTGCTGAATGCGTACCGCCCGACGGCGCTGGCCAACGGCGCGGCGTCGGCGATGTACGTGCAGTTCAAGCGGAATCACAAGGGGGCCGACTTCACGAAGGATTGGTCCAACTTCTACTACATGACTCAGAACAACGCGACTCCGGTGGCTGGCAGCACCACCACGGGCTTCTCGTGGACGAACATCAACAAGGTGGCCAACGGCAGCGCCGTTGCGTTCTCGTACCACAGCCGCCCGAACCTGCTGGAGCCGTCCGTTCCCGTCATCGCGTTTGGAATCCGCATGGTGGTGAATCGCAACGCAGCTGACACGACGCTGGCGGGCGTTTGGGAGGACATCTACATGGGCGCGGTGTTCGAGTAGGAGGACGCAGTGCGGTACGGTTTGGCAGTTGCAGTCTTGGCGGCGCTCGTGCTTGCAGGCCCGAGCGTTGCCGACTTCCAGAACGAAGATCCGAACATGCAGCGGGCGATCCTGGACAAGCCGGACGATCGCACCTTCTACGACTTCGCGCCCAATAAGCCGACATCACCGCAGCAGGTGGCGGACGCGATCCCGCGCGTCTACGTGCGGTTTGACGACAACCGTATGGGCGTTGACCCAGACAATCCCGTGAAGCAGCAGGTGGCGGCCTACCTTCGGCGCGGCTTGCCTGTGGCGCTCGCGCTCAACGGCGGCCTGATCGACGACGCCTGCGGCGCTGTCGGCGGGAAGATGTGCTGGGAAGACATTCGCGACTTGCAGCGGTTCGCCGAGCGCAACGGCACGGTGCTCCACCTGATGCAGCACACGAACTACAACATGGCCAGCGCGGATCTGTCCACGTACGTGTTCGACCTCACGCATGACGAGATCGTGCAGGAGTTCCGCGTTGACGAGATCATGCGCGAGACGGGCTACCGTGTCCGCATGGCCGTCTTGCCGGGTGATCCGGGGCGGCAAGAGTTCTATCGGCGCAACCGTGAATACGTGCAGAGCGTGTGCGACTCGCTGGGGATCTGGTTCATCAACTCGCTGTCGGGTGCGGACTCGGTGAGTACGGCCAACTTCAATCCCGCCGCGATTCCCATGGATCTGTTCTCCGGACAGTCCAACAACTTCCGGCTGGGCGGGCCGACGATCAGTCAAGCGCGGCCGTCGTTGGGCTTGCGGCGTTCCGAGATCCCGAGCGGCATCACGGACATCAGCGGGGCCGTCGTCGTTGAGCGCGTGGCATCTGACCTGGACGACTACGCCGCGAGCTTGTACGGCAGTCAGCCCGATGTTTTCTACAAGTACGGCCGCGAGGACCAGACGGGCGTAATCCCGCCGAGTCACGACGAGTGGACGCTCACCGGCAACGGCAACGACGCCTCGACGGTGGGCTACACGAAGACGCTGTGGCACTTCATTACGACGCGCCTGGCGAACAACTACGGCTTCGCAATCGTCGGGCACGATTCAACGACCGGCTCGGCCAGCTCGACGCTGGGCTACGCGAACGGCGGGTGGAGCCACGAGCACGTTGCGTGGGTGCTCGCGATGCTTCAGAAGAAGGGCCACATCAAGGTTGTCGGGCCGGAAGAGTGGGCGCTGTGGGCAACGGGCGAGTACGCACCCGGCGTTGACTTGATCTCGAACCCGAGCATGGCCATCCCGCAGTACGACGTCGGCGATACGCTCGGGGCCACGAGCGAGTACCCTTGGCCGCGCGGCTTCAGCGCGATCGGCACGCAGGCCGGGGCGCAGCCCACGACGACGAGTTGGTATCGGGATATCCCCGTAGAGCAGACGGGCAACGTGGCCAAGTACGAACGCGGCGTGGCCGGGAGTCCGTACAGCGCAGTCGGCGACAGCGTGACGGGCGTGCGTGGCCGTCGTGGCGGGTTCTTCGCCGATGGCTCGACGGTGACTCAGCTCAACATCGGCCAGGGCAACCTGAAGCCGGGGCGCTATCGCTTCTCCTTTGCAGTGAAGCCCGACACCACGCGGTTCACGCTGAACGAGATGCACATCGGCCAGAAGCTGCGCGGGTATCTGCTGAACACGAGCATCGAAGCGAACTTCGCTCCGTCGTACCAGGACACGCTGATTCGGTACATGTGGAAGGACTCCGACGTGTACTCGACGGTGCCCGACGTCGCGAAGCGCGAATGGTCGGACGTCGTCATCCCGTTTGAATTCCCGGCGGGCTACATGGGATCGGGCACGGGCTCGGATGACGGCGTGAACGTGTACGGGCAGAGCGACGAGGCGACGGGCCAAACGCTGTTCCAGCCGTACGCGAACGCGGGCGCGGAGTTCTTGCCGCTCGTTGGATCGGCGCGGTGGGGGTTCACGCTGTTTTTCAGTACGGCACCGTTCGGTGGCTCGTTCACGATCTCGAATCCGCGACTCATCTACCTGGGGGACTAGCTATGGCCCTCGTGACGGAAGTAGCGGGCGCATCGTCAGACTCGTACGCGAGCGTTGCCGAAGCGGACGCACTGCTCAGTTGGCGAGACTCCGATGCGTGGGAGAACGCCGACGACGCGACGAAGGAGAGCGTCCTGAAGGCCGCCGCGCGGTACTTGGATCGCAACCTGTACTGGCGTGGCGCGAAGGCGGACAGCGATCAGGCGTTGCGCTTTCCATCGGAGTACCACGTCGATTCGTCGGGCGACTTCGTGATTCCGGACCGCATCAAAGAAGCGCAGGCCGTTTTCGCGATGCGGTTGCTCGAGGACCCGGACTTGATGTCCGGAGGCGGCACGGTGAAGCAGGTGGGCGTCCCTGGCGGCTTCAATGTCACCTTCGGCGGCGAGTCGGGCACGAGCGGATCGGGCGTGCCGGACGAAGTGCTGGCGATGGTGGACCAGGACTTGTGGAAGTCTGGCCCGAACTACACGCAGTGGGATAGCGCCCGGCGAGGGTGGGTGTAGTCGATGGCCATCGCCCAGCGCATCTTGGATCGGTACATCGAGCGGCGCGCGTTCTTGATTCGTTACGAGAACAGCGTGGCGCGTGATGTGCTGGCCTCGATGCGGCGGGGCGAGGAGCAGGCGCTGGGCGCGATCGCTTCGGCGCACGCGGACTTCCTGGCCGCTGGTGGCGATCCGAACGAGTGGAGCGGCGAGGGCGTGAAGCTGCGCCGCCGTGCGCTTCGGCGTGTTCGTGCGGCGCTGGATGACGTCTTTCCCGAGGCCCGGAAGTCTCTGCGCGTTGCGCTCGAAGAGCTGGCGCAGGACGAGGCCGAGGCCTTCGCGGACATTCTGGCGGACTCGATGCCGGACGATCTCGTGGACGAGCTGGAGCTTTCGAGCGTGCCCGAGCGTCAGCTTGCCCAGATCGTGGACAATCAGTTCGCCGAGCGGCTGGAGGGCACGGCCGCCCGGTACGCCGACGCCTTCGAGGAAGTCGGGGACGCAGCCATGCGGCGCGTGAACGCGGCCCTCGTCGATGGCGTGCGGGACGGCCGATCCACGGACTCGATCGTTGCAGCGGTGCGGCGCGTCGTGGGCGTGGGCGAGAATTCGCCGACGCGGCGCGACGCCGTGACGTTGGTGCGTACGTCCATCCAGACGACGGCGAATGACGTGGCCGCGCAGGCGTACCGCGAGAACGACGACATTGTGAAGGCCGAGGATTACGTGGCGACGCTCGACGATCGGACGTGTCCGATCTGCGGCCCGCTGGACGGCACCACGCACCCGCTGACGATGAAGACGACGCCACGCCCGCCACGGCACCCGAACTGCCGGTGCTTCAAGGTGCCCGTCATGAAGACGTGGCGCGAGATGGGCTTTCCCGACACTCTCAGCGATCAGGCGAAAGAGCTATTCAACGGACGCCCGGCTGAACGGCGGACGTGGGGCGATTGGGTACAGGCGAATCCGGATCGGCTGCGTAACGTCCTCGGGCCGCGCCGTGCGGAACTGCTCGAGCGGGGCGACATGCGTTTGACGGATCTCACGAACACCCGTGACGCGCTGACGTTGAAAGAGATCAAGGCCCGCGTGCAGCGGCGTGAACGGAGGGCGGCGGCGTGAGTGTTCGCAACGCAATCCGGCGGGGCTTCAGCGCGGCGGCGCGGCATGCGCCCACTGAGGTGACGATCTATCGCGTCACGTACCCGGCAGCAGACGATCCGTACTCACGCGAGGGCCAGCACTCGTTCACGACGCACTACACGCGCGGGACGTTCGCGCCGTTGAGCACGGCGCACGAGCCGATCGAATCGCAGGGCATTCAAGGCGGCGTCGTGACACTCAACACCCGCCGCTTGGGCTTCGTGCCCTCGCAGGCGGACAAGATCAGCATCGGCGGCGTGGTGTTCAACGTGACGGACGTCCAGGAAGTGTTGGGGGAGGTGGCCAAGTGTACGCTGCGTGGCCCCACGGTAGCGCCGCAGGCGGCCGCCCCCGGCGACATCACGCCGCCTTCGCTCGCATCGTCTGAACTGTTCTCTGGCACGGGCTTGTTTGCCTACACGGCCACCTTCACCGAGGCCGCCGAGTGGCGCGTGCGGTACGCCTTCAACTTCACCGGCCAGCTCACAACCGAAGACTGGAGCGGCACGACGGCGCTGACAACGGGCGCGCAGACGATCACCGACTTGCCCGCCGCAACGTACGGCGTCGAGATCCAGATGCGAGACGCGGACGGCAATACGTCCGGCTGGGAGTCGATGGGATCGGCGGTGGTGATATGAAGATCCTGAGCGAAGTCGATACGCGCGGATTCGATGAGATGGTGCGCGAGGACTTGAAGCAACTCAAGGACATCGGCCAGCGCCGCAAGTACATCCGCAGGATGGTGCTGCGATTCGTACAGGGCGTCGTGCCGCGCACGCCTGTTGATACGGGCCGCGCGCGCGCAGGATGGAGCGCGGCGGCGGGCAAGGTGGCGGGCATTCGCGGCGTGGCCAATCAGATCGAGATCGACGGCGGCGATCACGGCATGCAAGAGATCGGGCGGCGCGAATCGTCGTACAAAGAGCGACTCGGCGGCAACGCGCCCTACGCGGAGATCACCAACGCGGCGCCCTACATCAGTTACTTGGAGCTTGGCAGCAGCGCGCAGGCTCCGAGCGGCTTCGTTCGGTTGACGTTGCGCGAGATGGGCGGCGACGCCAAGAAGATCTCGAAAGAGTACGTCATGGAGGCGCTGAAGAAGGCGAACGACAAAGCCCGCGCGAAGATCGGACTACGGCAGGGCGTGCTTCGTGATGGTTCTAGCGTAGTCGGGAGGCTGTGATGGCAACGGCGCGCGTGGCAGACATCAAAGCGGCGGTTGAGTCGTATCTGCTCGACAACTGGCCGTTGCCTGCCGTTGCGTTCATTGCGTCCGGCTCTGACAGTGTGCGGCCGTTCAGCGGCAGCGCGGCGAAGACGTCCGTGTATGCACAGTGGGGCGCTTTCATTCCTGACGATCTGCGCGCGACGGAGGACATCGTGCGGTTCGATCTGCGGCTGATCGTGGAAGCGGCGAACAACGACCGCATGCACGCGGACGAGATCGCAGACGAGTTGCGCGGACTGACGCGCAACCGTGTCGTGGAGATGCTGGACCGTGACGATGAGAGCACGGCCGTTGGTTGGGTTCGCTTTGTTCGTGTCGGCGTCGATGATGCCGGGAGTGACGCACGCGGCAAGGGCGTGCGCGTGGTGACGATCGAAGGCTGGGCGCACGCCTAGCGGGAGGTATTGACGATGGCGACGAATCTGCCCAGGAGTTACAAGGACATCACTTCGGTGATCTTCTCGGACGCCGACGGCGCGAACGAAGTGTCCCTGACGCTCGAGAACGGGGACATCAACATCACTTGGCCGGACACGCACGAGCACGTTGCCGATCGTGGCGGCTACGGCAACATCATCGACGGCAACGTGCAGCCGATGACCGTGACGATGAGTGTGCAGGTGAAGGAGTTCACCGGCTCGGCCGGTGTTCTGGACGCGGTGACTTGCACGGCTTCGGGCTGGGACTTCGACGTGATGGATACGTCCTCGGGTGACTACTCGGGCCTGACGCTCGCGTCGGGTACGGACACGCTCGCGGCCGTTGATACTAGCGTTGGCGTGTTCCAGATGCGGGCCGTGGTGACGGATCCGGGCGATGGCTCGACGCAGACGCTCTACTTCGCGAACTGCCGGTGCTCGCCGTCGTTCACCGAGGGCATGCCGTCGAACTTCACGCTCAACATCACGTCGTACATGAGTGCGCCGGCCTTCATGTCCAACATCGCGTAAGGGGGTTCGGCCATGGCTGAACTTCGGACACTCAAGCACGGCCGCCTGTATCTGCTGAAGGATGGCAGTTATGCCGACGACTTCGCGCAGGCGGCCATTTCGTCGGGCGGCTTCTTTGAGAAGTCGGACGGGACGTGGGGTGTGCTGATGCAGGAAGGTGACGACCTGTACCAGTACGACGGTGCGGAGCCTGCCAGCATTCAGGCGGGCACGCCGTCGGCCAGCCTCAACGCGGCCAATACGATCGCGCGCCCGACGTTCTACACGGGCAGCGATGGGCGCGTGCATTGTTGGTATGGCTACGACGAGGGCGCTGGAGTCAATGATCTACGCTACACCTACACGGACAACGACGGCACGAGCTGGGCGGCGGCCGTAGATCTGAACATCGTCGGGGATCAGACGTGGTGTGATGACGATGTGTTCCCCGTGTACTTCGATCTGGACGGCGCGTCTGCGGGCCTGTCGATTCTGTGGTGCGTTGGCGTGAACGGCTCCACGTATTCACTCGGCAAGGTGTTCGTGGTGACGGCGGGCACCTTCAACACGCAGGTGGCATCGGCGGCGAATTACACGGCGTTCTTCTCAGGCGTTCTTGACACAGGCGGCACGCCGTCCGTGACGATGACGAAGCACAGGGGCTCGTACCACCTGTTTCGGCGCAACGGGTCGAACGGCGTGCGGTACTTCACAAGCTCCGATGGCGACACCTGGGGGCCGAGCGTCATCAATCTCAATCTAGGCGCGTCGGGCTCGCAAGATGATGCGGGGTCATTGCCATACTCTGTCGTCGTGCATCGTGGTGCGTTCCATCTGATGTATGCCGGATCTGATGGGACGAATATTACGGCACGCCTCGCGATCGGCGAAGAGCCCGACGGCCTCGTCAAAGTCCCGTGGATGGACGTGGATACGTTCGGATCGGCGGATCTGCTGACGACGTACAGCGGTGACTTGACGTTCGCGGCGCAAGATCAGGCCATGCACACGATGGATCGTGGCGACTTCGGCGCGATCACCGAAGCACCGTACGAGCCGCAGCCGATCAGCTTCACCGTTCGCCACGTCGGCGAATTGGATGCAACGGACGGGCAACTCGGGTGGCTTCTCGGCCAAGCAACCGGCAACGTCGGCGACGATGCGGTAGTGACGAACACTCGCGAGCTGGGCCGGTTGAACGTCGCGTACGTGCTCGAGGACGACGCGGGCACGCCCACCGAGTACTTCCTGTTTCCGCACGTCATCCCCGACAACGTGAGCTTGGCCGAAGGTGCTGACGGCAACGTCATCACGCTGACGGGGATGTATCACAACGTCAGCCGCCCACTGTGGGGGAGGATCGTCTAGCGTGAAGATTCAAGGCCGCACCCATGA